CGTGCATCTGTCGCCTCGTTCAATAAACGTCGCGACAGATATTTTTTTGAGAGAATGTCCCGTAAGAAGGACGACCATGAGATTGTAAATTATTTCATTGCAAACTTTACATCTCATGATGACCCTGGTAAAGTATGGATTGGTGAAATTATTGAAAATGGAGAAACCAACTTCAAAGATTGGCAACGTAGAAACCAGTCGTTGTCCTACATTTTCGGAAACGAAGTTGAATCAATCTTTACAAGAGATAATTTCGACAGTTACTTCCATACTCAAGGCCAACATCCGAAAATCTTGAAGTCATTTTTGAGGAAAGAGATTAGTCTGGAGACTCTTATCATCTTGGATAAGATTCTTGGTTTCAGATCACATCTTGACAAAAAACTGGACGATCCTATTTGGAGTACGGTTTCCCTCAAAATGAAAAAGTATTCGTCCTTTCTAAATATCGATGTGTTCAAATTCAAAAGAATCCTTAAGGAGAAACTACTATGAGTTTTCTTGACAGTGAATATGTTCGTGCTGGTCTCGTTGAAATCAATGAGATTCAAGAAGACATCTACAGTGACATGATGAAGTTTCCTCAGATGACAACTGAGGAGAAGTATGAACATGTTTCTAAACTTGAGGATCTTTTGGAGAAACAAAAGATTATGTACACTCGGGTCTCCCTGAGTGATGATCCAGAGGCCCTCCAGATCAAAGAGAATATCGTCACCGCAGCCAAAATGCTAGGTGTCCCAGGTGAGGTAGATCCTGGGTATCTTTTCGATACAATGTATAAGACCATCAGTGGTCTGAAAAAACACATCGAACAGAACCTTGACGATTGAGTCGAGACCTGTTACTATAAACTCGTTGGGCAGATGGGACTGGGAGACTGGTTCGGACGTAAGACCCAACACACACAAACCAAATCCTAACTAATCCGAGGTAATCCGAATGTCTTTTGCCGATCTCAAGAAACAGTCTAAACTGGGTTCTTTGACATCTAAACTGGTTAAAGAAGTTGAGAAGATGAATACTCCCTCAGGTGGTGATGATCGCCTGTGGAAGCCAGAGATGGACAAGTCTGGCAATGGTTACGCCGTTGTGCGTTTCCTCCCTGCACCCAATGGTGAAGATCTCCCATGGGTGAAACTGTACAAACACGCCTTCCAAGGTCCTGGCGGTTGGTACATCGAGAATTCCCTGACCACTCTGGGTCAGAAGGATCCCGTCTCCGAATACAACACCACACTTTGGAACAACGGGACTGATGCGGGTAAAGAAGAGGCCCGCAAACAGAAGCGTAAACTGGAATATTACTCCAACATCTACGTTGTAAAGGATCCTGCGAACCCTCAGAATGAAGGTCGTGTGATGCTCTACAAGTATGGCAAGAAGATCTTTGACAAGATCATGGCTGCAATGCAACCTGAGTTTGAAGACGAAGAACCTATCAATCCCTTCGACTTCTGGCAGGGTGCAGACTTCAAGATCAAGATCAAGAAGGTTGCAGGTTACTGGAACTATGATTCCTCCGAGTTCGCACGTCAGGTCCCTCTCCTGGATGGTGATGACGATGCACTTGAAGCTCTCTGGAAACAGGAACACTCTCTTGCAGAACTGGTTGCTGCAGACAAGTTCAAGGACTACGATACTCTGAAGAAGCGTCTTGATTATGTCCTGGGTGTCCGTGGCGTCCCCAAGATGCAAGATCAGGAGACCGTTGAAGAAGAACAGGCCTTTGAACGCGAACGTCGTGGTGAAGGTCTTGACAGTCTGAGTGAAGGTCGTGGTAATTTCAATTCCCCCGACATTACTCCTACGGTATCCCGTGATGAGGATGAGGACGATGCACTGTCCTACTTCCAGAAACTTGCTGAGGAGTGATCATGAAAACTCTTTCTCTTGAAGACTATGAAAAGGCTGGTGAAACATTCTGGCCTAAGTATTGGTACGTTGCCAAAGAACTTGGGGAAGATGCCAAACCTGAGCAAATCCTCAAGGTCATGGAAGCAGTTGGTGGTGTTGCACTACGACTTGCATTAGAAGAAAAAGAGGGACCTTTTGGTTTCAACAAAAAAACGGAGGATGATTGATGGACTCAGCAGTTGAAGCATGGAACACTATGGGCTGGTTTGAGGGTTTCCTCTTTACCGCTTGGATCGCGGGTCTCTATGTTGGCAAACTTAAAATTGATCAACGGTTCGCTCGTCGTACTGTTTATCGTGTCCGACTAGAAGACAACGATTGAGGGGCCACCAAAAACGCTAAAGGCTTCCAAAAATAGCGGAAAAAAAATCCCTGGCCATTTTGGTGGCCAGGGATTTTTCTTTATCCAGTGATTCTGACTGGTTCTGTGCCCTTAAGATTCTTGGAGATATAATTTGAGTTTGGTGAATATCTCATAATCGTCTTCATGTCCTTGATTACCGTTGGTAACAAGTCTCGTCTAATAAGTTGAATATCCCTCTTTCTCTCATTGATTCTCATTTCCTCTTCAAATAGAGTTACTGAGACGATTGGTGCAACAGTTCTTACATTTCCTGCTTTTACATATTTGACTGTAAAGTCTTCATCTACAACTTTTCCCGCAGGAACGATAAGTTGGTTATTAAAGTCTCTGAACTCAGTTGTCTCAAAATGGTGAATTTGAGCAAGTTCCTTTTCTGTGTATTTTGAGTATAAAACCTGATTCAGGTCATATTGACTCAATGGCCACTCAGAACGAATATCGATGATATTGTTAGATGTGAGAACTACCCAATCATATGCAGAATCTCCGTAAAACTTCTCTGCAACTTGATCTGGACGATCGTTACCTTCGATTTTGTATTTTGTAAAGAGAGTTGCTACTGAAGCATAGTCTTCTCTTAGTTTTGCACGACGGAATAGATTCTTTACTTCAACAGTAACTCTATTTCCCCCTCTATCATTAAGAAGGGATGCATACTTAAGATTTGGTAAGTAGGAAAAATAGTTAGCCATCAGAATGCTACGTCGTCGGACTCAAAGTTGTTATTTTCATAATCATCAGCGTAAATAGGTGCAATTTCTGCAAAATTCATAGTAACGATTACACGCACTGGTTGTGAATCTGCCGCATATGCTGCCCATCGACCTTGAGTGTAGTTAACACCAAAATCTGTTAACGCACAGGTCTTAAACTTATTTAATCCCTTAATCTCTTCATTGGTGGTTGATCCGCGACGATATTGAAGTCTATACACATTTGGAACACCCAGGAGAAGGTTACTTCCTTCATTTGTAGTTGCTCCTCCTAAAACAGCACCTCTCTTCACTGCCATTGTCTGTTTAAATTCTCGTATGATCGATCTTACGATTATACTTTCTTGTTTGTTCCTAGGTGCAAACGCAAATTGGAATCCAAACGTTCTCAAATCTGGTGCATTGAACAGAAGTTCAAGATTGGGATTTTCTACAATACCTCTACGTTGAAGGATTTGGCCAACATCTACGTTTACTTGAAGAAGAGATGCTGCTGATGCTGCAGCGTCTAATAAGAACTTTCTTCTAACAAATGGTTGACTTGCAACTTGTCCTGCCGCCTCACCAATATCTGTAAAAAATTGGCCAGTTGACGAAGACAACTCTCCAAGTTTCTCCATTATATTTTTTTGTTCAACTCCTTCAAGCGGATTATCTGCATCACTTATCAACCTGTTGGATATTTGTCCAAAAAGTGAACCAGTAACACTACCAATTTCACCTTTTCCCCAACTGACAGAATTTCTGTCTACGATCTCGTTAGGCATTGGTAAAAGAATAGTTTTACCAAGTGCAGTATTTTTGGTTCTCAGAAACTGAACACTTTGATTACCTTCTGCAACTGTTGGAAGGTTTGCTGGTTGGTATGTTGCTGCAGTAATTGCAAAATGATCCTGGATCGCAAGATCCATGTCGATGGGATACTTTAATACAGCACCCTTTGTTGTACCTCCTACAGCTCTTGCATATTCTGAAGAAGTATATCCAGATGATGCATTGGGTAATGAAAAGGACGATGATGGTTGTTCAACACTGAAGTTACTATCTTGTTCAAGATTTTCACTAGTGTTTGAACTGAGAAGTGCTGATAATGCTGTACCTGGTTGGTTTATGATTTGATTTTCTCTTTCTGCGCCAGTTAAAGAATTTCCATAAAGTGCAAGTGCTTCATTTCTTTGGTTTTTAATACCTTCTAATGGATTTGGTCCAAATAGATCCTGATTTTTGGCATCAGAAAAATTTGCCAGTCCAGTGATGTTACTAAAACCTGCATTAATTTTTAATGTCTCAATTCCCTGTTCTGTGAATTGAAGGTTTCCAGATGTTGATTGATATTGTTCAGGAGTAGCCTTTAATAAAGACCACTGTTTTGCATCATCATCTACTTGGATATATGTATTATTAGAACTATTGTAGTTTCCCTTAAGAATAGCCATTACTTCTCACCCCTCCATACGCGATACGAGGGGAAACGTCTTCCCGTGTCTACGTTGATAAACTCTTCAGTTGGTAACATGGATACGTCTGCCATTTCAGATTCTGGAATTCTCATCATGTTACCCTGTAGCCCCTCAAATCGATATCTACGAATAGATCTCTTGGGTACAGTTATACCATCTCCACTATTTAGTAAGCTGTTTGCAGTAGCTTCTCTTAATTTAGGTGCCAAATAGTGCATGTTTGCTGCAATGAAACCAGTACTGTCAATAAACATAACGTAACTGACTGGATACTGATCATAATATTCAAGTCTCTCTGGTTTTGTTGCGATGTAGTTGAAGAAATACATCTCTCCAACTTGTACTGGTCCACTTTGTTCACCAAAAGAACCAGGATCATCGTATTGATCACCCTGATAGTTTGCAAGAGTTTCCACAAGAGCGTCACGATACTGACGACGCGAACCTTTTGGTCCTACCTTTGCAGTGACAATAGAGGCGATACTCATTTAATACCTAACTCTTTTTCGGTAAAGATCTTGAATTCCCAGAGTCTATCCTTACAGTATTCTTTTGCAGCTTCCCACTTGGCCTGATTTGTTCCCCATGTATAAACCTCATTCAACCAAGTTTTTGTTTTCTTGGGTGGATTGATTTCTGGTTGTTTACACTGTTTAGCTGGCTTGACTTCAACCATCACCTTGCGAATCTTTCCAGTCGCATCTTTATATTTGATCATGAAGTCTGGATAATATCTATGCCACTTCCCATCAACAGGTGATTTATATGGGATTGCAATCTCTTCACTTTGCCATTGGATTACTGCATCATTTTTATCACAGTAAACCATGAACTTGCGTTCCCACAGAGAACGGTATATAATCTGTGTAGGATCACCTTTGTACTTTCGTGGATTTGATGGTTTGAATCTTCCACTATAAGCCATCTAAATAACCATAACAAGCCTCCTAATATTTAGAGCCGTTATGGCAATCAATCAATTCCGTGGTGGACGTTACAAGATTGAGGATATTCGACCTCGTTTTCAGACGGTTGCGACTGATAACGAATATCAAGTATTTTTCTCTATCAATGGTTTGGTAGGGGATGAAGCAAAAAGAGTTGGACTTGATAGAAGATTCCTGACAGAGGATCTTGGTTTATATTGTACTGACGCTGTTCTTCCTGGATCTTCTTTCGCAGACTATGAAACTGTTGGTGACAGACAGGGTATCACAGAAAGAAATCCCTATAATAGAATCTATGATGACTTGAATTTAGTCTTCTACATTGATAAAGACTATAATGTTTTAAAGTTTTTTGAGGCTTGGATCCAGTTCATCAACCCTCTTTATAGCAGCACTTTTGGTCTGGCTAATAATCAGGTCATGAAGATGAATTATCCTGATGATTATAAATGTGAAATTGTAATTTCAAAGTTCAATAAAAATCTTAGATCTGGGAGTATTGAACTTGGTGGATTCAATAATGGTACTGTTGATAGTGTTACCGAACAAGTAAGTTATAGATGTTTCAGAGCATGGCCACTTTCTGTGGGTGCAGTACCAGTTTCTTATCAAGGAATCAATCTTTTAAGATGTAGTGTCGTTTTTAGATACGACAGATATATCATGAGTAATGTTACCGCAGCTAAGAAACCTATCATTGGTGCAAATCCAAGAACTATTACTTCAGATCCAACCAATCCTGCACCAACTAAACCTCCATCAGATGCACCAGGCCCTGGTAGCACGGAAACTGGTGCCGAGACATCAGAGAATGTTGATGATGGAGGAGCACCAGCAACACCCACACAATTAGATGACGATCTAGCGATCTGGGCTCTTTCAAATCAAAGAATGATTGAGAATAGAAATAGAGCTCCAGTCAATCTGAAGAGTCAAGATAATATTCTTGAGAGAGCTAGACAACAATATCCACCTGGTTCTGCAGGAAGACAAAGACTTTTGAACAAAGCCAGAAATGAGTATAACTTCAAAGGATCATTCTAAATAACATTACTGAATAAGATATCATGCCTTTACCAACAATTGCAACGCCTACGTTTGAACTGAATCTGCCATCTTCAGGAAAGAAAATTACATATCGACCTTTCCTGGTAAAAGAGGAGAAGGTTCTGATTTTGGCCTTGGAAACTGGTGATACCAAGGACATTACCAGAGCTATTAAGGATACTCTCAAGGCCTGTGTGAAGACCAGGGGAGTGAAGATCGACCAGCTTCCTACATTTGACATCGAATATCTTTTCCTCAACATTCGTGCAAAGTCTGTTGGCGAAACTGTCAAGGTGTTGGTGACCTGTCCTGATGATATGGAAACTCAGGTTCCAGTTGAGATTGATATTGAATCTATTCAAGTTCAAAAAAATGATGATCACACCGTAGATATCGAGATTGATGATCAGTACAAACTGAGAATGAAGTATCCATCTCTTGAACAGTTTGTGAATAACAACTTCACTTTCACTGAGGAAGATGATGTTTTCGCAATGGTGGCTACCTGTGTTGATCTCGTTTATGATGAAGAAACTGCATATGATGATTTCACCGAGAAAGAAATGATCAAGTTCCTTGAACAGTTCAATTCATCTCAATTCAAAAAAATTGAATCATTCTTCGATACAATGCCCAAACTGTCACATACGGTTAGTGTGACAAACCCTGTCACTGGTGTTGAAAGTGAGGTAACTCTGGAGGGGTTATCAAGTTTTTTCGCTTGAGTATGGCTCATATGAGCGCTGAGTCATACTATGAACTTAACTTTTCTTTGATCCAGTATCATAAATACTCATTGACTGAGATTGAAAACATGATGCCCTTTGAAAGAGACATTTACGTGGCTCTTCTGAAGAATTACCTTGAAGCAGAAAAACTTAAGGCACAACAAGAGTACGGCATTCAACAATAATGGCATTACCAGCAGTTCCAGCATTTATCGGAAGAGCACTTCAATTTTTTGGCCAAGCTGCTGGTGTCAAGGGTCTTTTTGGTGGCAAAAAAGATGATGGTTTAGGAGACCAGGAGAATAGAAAGAAACTTGCAGCGCGAGCATTTTTAGAAGGATACGAACCAGACAGTAGACTTTTTGCTAAAGGTCCTGTTGATGATGCACCTGATATTGTTGTACCACAACCACTAACACAACCAGTAACAAATATCCTTCCACCACAACCACCTGTTGTTCCTCAGTTGGTTCCTGCTGGTGCTCCTTTGGTTGCTGGTGAAGAAGATAAGTTTATCTTACAAGAACTCAATAGAATTGATTCAAATATTATTGCTATTGCTGCGGCAATGCAAGAGAATGCGAAGTCTGATGCGGAATATAGAGCGGGTGTAATTGAGGCTCAAAAAGAAGAACTTGCACGAAGAGGGAAATCAAGATCAAAACGCAGACAAGAAAGAGCAAAATCATTTAGACAACAATTAGCCGATCAGGTTTCTACTAGAACAGCTGGAATTCGTGGCCGACTCAAAGGTGCTGCTGGTGAACTCGGAAGAGGTGTTCTGGGATATGGTGCTTTACTTGGTGCTGGTGAAATCTATAAACAAAGAGAGGCTATACAGGAGTTTATGGATAGTCTTCCAGAACAAGCTAAAACACTTCTAAAATCTCTTTTTGGTGCTCCCGCAGATGACCAGGGTAGTGAAACGGCCTCTACTGGAGAGTTGCAAGAGTCTACATCAGAACAGTTGGGGTTAAATGAGTTTGCTTCAGCTGCAGTGAAACTTATCAGACAGTCTGAGGGAACTGTTGGTGAAACTGGTGCAAATAAGTTTTTCAGTGGAAAATTGGCCACTGATCTTGGGTATGGAGATTTAGAAACAAAAACATTCAATGAAGTTGCACAATTACAACAAAAATTCTTAGATCAAGGATACGGTCAGTTTTTCAATCCTGCAACACAGAAAATGGATAGATCTGCTGCTGTTGGTGTGGGTCAATTTTTATATCCAGAACGGGATCTGAAAAATTATCTGGATATGGATCCCGAAACGACTTTATTCACTGAAGAAAATCAAATCAAACTGATTCTTGCTATCGCAGCTAAAAAGAGAGGTGTTGATCTTAATAAACCTCTTTCTATTGAAGATTTAAAGAAATTGAACGAAGAATGGGCAGGTATTGCTTCTGGTAAATATAAACAAAACAATAGAACGTTACAGAGTGCAATCGACGCATATAAATCTATTCTAGAAAGTATAAGGACAACACCTAAGGCTGCTAAGGAACTTTCATCATTTCTTGTTCCAACCTCTTTCCCTACGTCAGTTCCTCGTTCAATTGCTTCTAATACACAAATGTTGGAACCTTTGATTATAGATCAATCGGGATATAAAGTTAAAGAACCTCCAGTTACATCAACTCTAGGTGGTTCTGAACAAGTTCCAGCACCAAATCCCACTCCTTATAATAATCCGTCTCCATATTTACCACTGGTATTTGGGAAGGTAACATAAGATGCAGAATATTTTTAAGTTCGATGCTGTAAATTCTATTCGTAATATTCGTATTACGACTCAGAGACTCGCTCGTGTGATGAAGAAAGACTCTCTTAATAGAAAGAGAGACTACAATCAAATTTCTGAATTAAACTTCAGACTGAAAAGAGTCATTCCAATTATTCCACTTGGTTTAGGTGCTGCCGGCACAATTGCTGGTGGAATGGTTTCATCTGGTTTTCCGTTTATACCTAAGTTTAGATATTTTTCACCATTTACTCCACCAAAGAAACCACCTAAAGGACCTGGCCGTAAACCTGATGATAAGAAACCCCCAGGAGAGGAACCACAAACATCAGATGCAACTGAACCAGTACCAAACCCTCAACCTGGCGGGGTACAGCTTCCAGAAACACCAGAAGTACAAGTACCAGAACAATCACAAGAACCAGTATTTCCACCAGCTCCACCTCCAGTTCCTGAAAAGGAACGTGAAGGTGCAGGAGTTTTTGAACCTGCATTGATTTCTGAAAAACTTAAGGAAATTTATGGTGAACAACTTCCTGAAGTTTTTGAGGCGGAGCCAGAAATTCCTCAAATTCTTCCTCTGGAACCCATTGCGCCAACAGAAAAGGAAAAAGAACTGCCACCTCCACTTCGGTTGATACAGGGTTTTCTTGATACTTTCAAACTTAATGAATTAGCTAGAGGAACTACCAGACTTACTCTGGGTCAAGATGGTTCTCAGCAAAAAATTAGAGAAATTCTTGAACTTACGACAAACGATCAAAAAGTTGCAGAACTGATTGTACAAGCCTTTGGGCTAAGTACATCATTAATCCCTATAATTAAATTAGGTTATAATTTAATACCAATAGGACCTGCAAAATATAAAAAACTTTTTACTGTTGTAAGATATATTGTTAATGCTGCCAGACAAGGCAACCTTTCTAAAGCTCGCATAGAAACAATTAAGGGTGATATACGAAGGTATGTCCAAACGGGTTCTTTCTTTAGAGGTGTTCCTGACGCTCAGAGAATACAAAGTTCCAGAGCGATTGAAAGACAAGGTGCAATGCGAGCTCAAGGTGTTGACAGGAGTAGTCCTGCTCAGACCTATCAGAATATTTTTGGTCAAACTGAATTTGCACGAAAAATTCAACAAACCTTTGGGGATAGTTTTCCAAAATTTAAACCAACTCAAGGAAAAAACGTCTTTGATCCTGAGTTTCGCCTTTTTGAATTCAATGTTAAAGATTTAGGTACTATAATACCTTTTGATACTCCAATACCTAAATTTCCTAAATTTACAGATAAGATATTTTCCACACCACGGAACATACCGAAAAAAATTACAGGTGGGGAACCAATAAAAGTAAAACCTTCTCGGGTACGACTTGAAGACCAACTTCAAGAGGCTGGTGCCATTCCAGGAAAAGACGGTGACTTTATCATATCTCCTGGATTATCGGGTGCAGAAAAACAACAATTAATCGATGCTATGAGAGGTCTACAATCTTCTGTACCAGACACACTTATTCAACCAGTAATCATCATTAGAGGTACGGCCGCATGAACTACGTTAAGGCAATCAAAATTAAGGACGTAAAGATTACATCTCTCGATGGTAAGGTTGCAGAGGTTGGTAATGGTATTGATGCCATTATGCAGTTTGATTACTTTGAAAGTATTTTCAAACCTTCAATTGAAGCTAGATTACTGATAACTTCTAGAACCAAAATTGTATCTCAATTACCTATTGTTGGTACAGAAAAAGTAGAGATAACACTTGAACATGCATCAAATACTCTTGAATTTACGGAGTGGTATGTTCAAGGTGTGGGTGAACCATCTACCAGTTCAACTCAAACAGTTGCGGAGATATTCCTTACCACTAAACCAAATATTCTTCAGGAGTTGGAACAATACAGATTGACTGCTAGATATGAACCAAACATAAAAATTTCAAATCATGTAACAACCATTTTGAAGGGTCTGGAGATTCCTGATGATCTCATTGATGTTGAATCTACTGCAAACTCATATGGATTTTATGGTAACTTCTGGAGACCATTCAAAGCCATCTATTGGCTAGCCAAAAGATCACTCTCTACTGGTGGTGGTGATCGAGCCGGATTTTTATTCTGGCAAACTTATGACGGATACAAGTTCAAAAGTATTGATACAATAGCCACCCAAGGAAAAGAGTCCGCTGCGACCTATACACAAACGGAATATGTTGCAGATGAAGAAATAGTTGATAATTTTAAAATATTTAATCCTGCGATGGAATACAATCAAAATGTCATGCAAACTTTGAGAAGTGGTGGATATGGAGATAGAACATTGTTCTTTAATCCATATGGATTGCCTCAGAATAACCAACCATCGGATCAACATGAATATAGTAAAACTTTTGAAACAACTGATAGTTTTGGAACTGATGATTTAATTAAACGATCTTTAGGAGTCGGTGATAAACCAACGAATGTTGATGTTCAACCTTATGTTGGTGGAACAATGTCACCGAATGGTACAATCAATGAAGACGATGATAGTGGAAGTCCACAAAAATGGATGTCTCAATCAAATATCAAATATCAACAGTTGGTATCTCAGTCACAAGTTTTGGTCGTTCCAATGAATCTTACTCTTTCGGCCGGTGATGTAATCAACTTAAATCTCATAAATCCTAACGCAGGACTTGACAGTCATGAGAGTGGCGTGTATCTTATAAAAGATATCAGACATACGGTCAGTTTAATGGATGGTGTTCAATGTTACACTCATATGAGATGTATTCGTGACAACTATGGAGAACAACTAAAAACTTCTCCAGAAATCGTTAATTAATTTGTTAAATAGCTAAAAAATTCTTACTGATATGGAAAACATCGAAGCACATATTGCTAAGGACAAAGAAATCCTTGACAATCCTAACACAAATCCTCAACAACGTCGTCACATCGAAGGTGAACTTCACGATCTCGAAGATTGGGTAGAACATCACAAAGAAGAAATTGAAGCAGGTGATCATCATGATCCCACGCCTCTAGAACTTTACTGTGATCAAGAACCTGGTGCCCCTGAGTGCAAGATTCACGATAACTGATAAATAATCCAAAATCATCTAATGATGAACGAAGTACTATCGAGACCTGGTAGCATGGGGTCTGACGGCCTCAAGTGGTGGATCGGGAGAGTCGCTCCTAGATCCGCATGGGTCGGTGGTGCTACTTTGGTCAATGATAAAAAAGTTGGACAAGACTCTGCAAACGGTGAGATTGATATTTACTACAACAGAGTCAAGGTATCCGTAGTTGGGTATCATGACAAAATTACGAACCCAGTGGATCTTCCCTGGGCTCATATCATGGCAACTCCTATGTTGCCATCAGGGTATGGTTACAAAGAGCAAACTCATTACCTAGAGGGTGGTGAGAGTGTGTTTGGTTTCTGGTTAGATGGAGATGATGAACAGAAACCTGTCATTCTTGGTGTCTTCTATAGACACAAAATTGGTGAAGACACTACAACTCCTGTTAAGGGATCTCCTGCAGTTCCTGCTTCAGTGGGTTCAGCTGCTGAGATGGAGACCGTTGGTCCAGACAGTGGTATTACTGATTTAGCAACTGGTTTACAAAAACCTTCAAAAGAACCAAAACAATCAGAGTCTAAAACAGATCCCATCACAGGTAGTCCTGAAAATCCAAACCCTAGACAGACTGTTACGGATGAGGATTCTACAGAAAATGGAATGTCCACTGCGGCCATTCAACATCACTTTAATCTGAATAGAAAGACAAGTAGACCAACCTGTAAGAGAGATAATCTCATTGGAGAAATTACAGGATATCTTGGTGATTTTGCTGAACTTCTAATTGGTGTAGAACAATACGCAGATTTTTATATCAACACTGTTACTGGTGCTGCGGTAAATATTTTAGGTGAAATCAAATTAATTACAAAGTTAATTTCTGGTATTCTTACGGGTGTAATCAATAAAGTAAGAGATACCATTTTTGCATTTGTAGGAGATAAAGTAGCTGGTTTTATCAATACGATTCTTCCTGACGAAGTTAAACCTATCCTTGGTGATGCTACAAAAACTATTCTTGACTTACTCTACTGTTTATTTGAAAAGTTCATCGTAGGACTCTTCGATGTTATTCAAGAGATGTTGTTTTCTCTTGTTGGTCAGTTTATTAATGCAGCTACTTGTGCAGCGGAAGAGTTTATTGCTGGCCTTCTTGGAACAGTCAATTCATTTCTTGATGATACAATTGGACCTATCATTTCAAGTTTGAATAGTGTACTTGGTGGAATCTTGGGTGGTAT